ACTATATATAGTTTTTAATTGCTGATAATTAGTAGTCATACCTGCAGTAAGTATAAGACCAACCGGACAATTGTAAAGCAAATATAAATAATTTTCCGACGTAGGATTATCATTGTAGATATTTTTTAATCGTTCCATTTCGGATTTAGTGTTATCGGTTACATAAGCACAAAAGCATTTACTATAATCCATTTTTGATATACGATGCATAGTGGATTGTGACGATACAATATCAAACCAGTGATATCTTTCCCCTTCTGTCCACGCTTTAACAGTAAATGATAAATCAAACTGTACTATAATCCCCTTTAAGAAATTGTCATGACCGGTTCCTTTTTCACATCCAGCAAGTGTTCCGATTCGCTCTGTATATTCTCCAGTACAGTTATTTACATCAACTTGCATCGGGAATTTAGAAACTCTGAAACTATTTTCCAACCCATATACGTTCACATTATTTACTAAGTTATTGCTCATACTACATGCCTCCATGTTTCTTTATTTCTTATAGCTCTAATAGTTGAAGGATCTACTTTAAATTCTTTTGCTAAATCGCTATTTCTTTTATTACTTTTTCTGATATACCGAACTGCATCATCGTTAAGTTTACTGTTATGATTCTGTACACCGAATGATCGACACTCTAATCCGGTTCTGTATGCATGAATTACATTCTCAGATCTGTTACACCATTCAAGATTATCAGCTCGATTATCTGTCTTTATGCCATTAATATGATTAACATCTGGTTTTCTATATGGATTAGGAACAAAACATTCTGCTACTATTCTATGGTATGAACAGTTTCTTCTGTTTATTAGCCCATGTAAATATCCACACTGATCTGTAGTTGGCGACATCTTTATACCGTTAATATTAAAAATATCCCCATTCGAGAAAACTACATATTTATCTTCGTATACGACACCCTCTTCTAATTTATGACCAAACCGTTGAACAGCAGAAGATAATCTATTGTCTTTATACTGTTTTACAGCATTTATAGCTTCTTTTTCATTATTATAAGTACCTAATGAAATAAATCGTGAATGATCTGATGCATAAGCCTCATATTTATCGTCTTTTACTTTTCGATAACATTTACCTTCTCTTCTCATATAAACTCCATCTGCTCCGGACTAGCCAGAACCACATTTTCTAATTTAATCATATATCTTTTTTTCTCCTGTTTTCTGAATTTATTTCCAAACTAAGCTTCTTTCTTTATATATGCGTCTAAATAATTAGCTTCTTCATCATCATACATAATAAGTGCTCTGTCAAATATACCGATGCTAGTTGGAATACCAATACCATTATACTGTTGGGGTATGCTCATTGATTGATATTTTATGTCATGTATCACCTTATCGGCAATAAAAGCATTAACATCTTTTTCAAAAGATAACATGTCTGAATTACAAATAATTTTTACTTTCATCCTAAGCTTCCTCCAATTCTCCAAACAGCTGTTCATAAGTAGCAATATCATACATCATGAGTTTTTCTTTAGCCTGATTCTCAGTCATAGGTACAGCATACTCGTTACGATCTGAGTCATATGTCATAAGCCATCTTCCTTTGTGACTTCTCCATAAACGAACATTTTTACCATCAAAGTAATAGCTATGAGATAAAAAACTCACTTTATACTCATGCTGAATTTTATCTGACACCAACTCCATTTTATCGGTGTCGTATTTAATTTGATCAATCACACATATCATTTTTTGTTCCCTCCACTTCGTATTCATTCATAAAGGGCTCGATCTTCTTTAAAACATCTGAAGGTACTATATTTTTGTAAGACCAATCAAATGGATTTAAGAGAATCCTGTCAAAATTAGCAACACAATCATAACTTATATAATCACATTTAAAATTATTATCTGGTGTACAATTGTTTCTAATTTGAAAACAATTATAATCACTAATAGCGTCTATTACTTTTAAGAACATCTTACCGGTATTTTCGACTTTGATCCTATAAAAAATACATATCATCAATCCGATAATACCAACAATACATATTACAAATGACATCACTCTTCCTCCCTCACAATCCCACGGAATACTACTTTCTCCTCAGACAAATTTACAAAATATCTTTTGCCCTTATATATGACCTCATCACCGTAATAATTGAAATCTTTATCCGGCTGTGAAGCATACGATAAAATATTTAGTTTTGTTGTTTTATTCATAACATTACTCCTTAATATCCATTGGGTGTCTGAATATAAATTTTATATTTTCTATTGGAATCATAGCCAGCGTTGTAGTAAAATTATTATTTTCATGTACAAATGTAACTAATCTTTTATCCATATTTATTACTTTATTGCATAGATCTCTAAACTCCAGAACAGTTCCGTCCATAAGTTTTACTCTAAAAGAATATTTCATAATAAGTTATATCCTCCTTACTCTAAAATATCTTTAATTGCATCGAGCAGATCTTCTTTATCACTTTTGGCTTTCTCACTCTTTTCAATAGCAGACTCAAGTGCTGCTTTGGCTTTAAGAATCTTATCCTTATTGGTAAAGAGAGTGTTTATTGCTTCATACTTCTCTACTGCTTCAGCTCTCTTCTTTTCAGCTTCTTCAACTTTTCTCAGGCATTCAGCTCGGACTTTGTTAATTTCATCAATGCATTCCAATTTCTTTTTTACGATAGTTGCCTCTGATTCTTTCCTGATACGTTCCGCTTTTCTCAACACCTCATCGTTGGCTTCTGCGATATTCTTTGCATGGAACTTAGCGAACTCAACGTCATCCATTTTATTGATCTTGAGAGAATATAACCGATCTTTTTCCGCAGCTGCACGAAGAGCCTCTTCTTTCAACTGATTCTGTTTAAGTGACTCTTCTTCCTCAATCTTCATCATATTTTTAGAATGTTCTTTTTTAAGTTCCTTTTTCTCGATCCAATTTGCAATTCCATAAGCACCTGCTCCGGATGTAAATATGGATGCTCCCGCTACCATTAACCATTTTCCAATTTCTTTTACTTTAATAGTGTTCATTCCTATTCTTGTCCTTTCTTTTGATATAATAAATAATCTTTAAGTACATTCGATGACTCCTTTACGGCGTCGGAATATCCGTTAACATAAGCCTGTTTTACGGTTTTCAATAAATTAACCATTGGCTCTATATCACTGCCGAATATCTCTTTAAGAATATCTAATATCATTACAGCACTATGAAGTTCTTTTTTAGATATCCTCATTTCGTACTTATCATTTACATAGTTTGCAAGTCTGGTATAAATAAACTCATCTTCTGTTTCTTGAATCTGTCCGTGCAAAGCAGTATAGCCAAAAGATACGGCATCCATAATATCTGAACGTGACATTGTAGACTCTTTCTTTTCAATTGAATCAAACTCCGGAATATTTATTTCCGATGGCTTCTTGATATCAAACATATAGTGGTTCTCCTTTCTTACTGTGAAAACACAAAAGACTCGACACTAATTATGCCGAGCCTTCTCATACATTACTCAGGTATTAAACAAAGTTCCATTGTTGTGTTCCATGTACCGCATACTCCAAAAATATCGCCTATATCACTCAGGTACAATTTCACTAGATTCCTACCGATAGACTTTTGTATTTGCTATATCAATTGCATCCTTCTGTTTAGAATTTATGAAACTCGAATATTCACTACTATACCCAGTTTTACCTGGATATAATTCGTCGAATTCTTTATTCCATTTTTCAAACATCGGATTCAAAATATTAATCGCAATCTCACGTCTTTCGATAAATTCTTTTTCTAATAAATTGATTTTCCATCCTGATAAATTACTATTACTAAATATTATTTTTGCTATATACTTCATATACAACACTCCTTTCATAAAGGGGCATGTATTCTCCGCGAGAAACACAAAAGAAAGAGCCCTAATTGGACTCCTCCTCATTTTCGTCTGTTTCTTTTTCAGCTGGTTTTTCTACCTTTAAATAAGTCTTTCCGAATTTACTGATAATTTCCACAGCTACACATCCTGCGTAAACTCCTAAAATAACTCCGAATGCTTTCTTAAACGTACTTTTCATGTTACTGCCTCCTTAAAAATCTACATACTGTTTCATAACAGTACATGTTTTTGTCGCGAATCAATAATATTTTCTTATCTCTACTAATCCGCACTTCTTGCACTTGCATCGGAACACGCCAACACGAAAACCGCTGTAATCACGATAGGACCGAACAAACTCTTCTTTCTTCCATTTGTGATTACAGAGTTTCTTCCTATTAAATATCAATCCCATTTAATAAACTTCCTCTCATTGAATTTTCGCTTATCGTGTAACGCTCTTGATATTGCCATATCTATACCACTGTGAGTTTTCAGATGATAGTAGTATAAATCACTATATGAAGTGTTCAATCGATCAATTCTCCCCGCAGCCTGTGTCATCATCTTATAACTGTAATTCTGACTGTAAAATATAATGCAATTTGTCCGGATGCAGTTCCACCCTTCCGATGCCGAATTGTATTGACACAGATATACCCATTGATCTCCTTCCGGAATCGGCTGATGTTTATGACCAGACCATTCTGCTACTTCAGTACCTGGTTCATATCCTAAGTTCAGCAAAATGTCCCTTTCATAATTGTAATTGTAAAATATAATGACTCTCTTATAATTCTCCAATATCTCAAGTAAAGCAGCTTGCCGGGATTCATCTGTGTTAACGACTCTTCGTAATACCTGACACAAAGCCCCGGCATCTTGTATTGGCTCATTTGTAAAGGGATTCCATCTATTTCTCATAACTTCCCGGTACTTTTCGCGATTATATTCACAGTAAATATCATTGTCATGTTTATTTATGTCGTGCTCATACTCCATATATACCAACACTTTATCTCTCAATCGATCAAGTCTTCTTGTATTCATATACCGGTCAATCTTAGGAAATTTCGTGTACCTTGAAAATATAACATGCTCACGATTAAACTCTGTTTTATTTCTGAAGAACTCATTCGCTAAAAATACTGGAAGATATTCGATATAAGAATCCCCAGGTGTGGCACTCAGTAATATCCAATCATTTCTCTTAGCAATTTTCAGAAAGCTTTTAGTCCAAGCTCCATACGAAACTAATCGTTGTTCATCCAATAAAAAGAAAGCGTTGTATACATCTGTATATTTACCTATGTTATTCCAACTGTCGATAACCACAGTATTTCCGAATGAGGTCTTTCCATCGTCCCCTGGAATCATAATAAAGTTAGCCAATTCTCCAAGCCACTCTAAACTATCCCGTTTCTTAGCAGTTGTGATTATATACAGATCTTTTGGTTCTTTCATCGGAATATACTCGCCTTTGTCGATCCATCCGCCACATTCTTTAAAATAATAAAATAAGCCGGTTCTCGACTTTCCGCTTCCAACACCGCCACACAATATGCATCCATTATGAAGTCTGTTAACTGCATCTAACTGATACGGATACAGAAAATTTGTGGTCTTCTTTTTCTGCGTGATCATTGTGTGGCATCACTCCTTACAAAATCTGTGCTATATGGTTTGTGCCTGAATGACTTTTTACTCTGATCTGTAGATGACGATCGTTCTAACTTGTAATATTCGGTTGATCTTGATATATCAAAACCAATCTTCCTGAATCTTTTGTCTACAGTATATTTCGTATATCTTGCCATTTTATCCCTCCGATTCTTCTAAACGGAATCCTGCATATTTCCATAAATCTTCTTTCATCTCATCCATATCAAGCTCTCCGTCCTGCCATTTTTGATAATATTCAAGTACATATGCTGTAAATTCTGGTATTTTCTTCTCGTATGATTTCTGCCAATAATGGTCCATAAGTACTTCAAGCGGTAGAGTTAGCAATAGTACCATCGCAGTATTTACAGCATCATATGTAGCTTGTTCTTTTACTTGTTTTATCCTGTCACCTATCTGCTGTTCTACAAGAGCATTAAGTTGAGCTTTTGTTAGATTATATGTTGCAGTATTTGCTTTCTGAGTTTCTCTCTGTTTTCTTCTGAGTTCTGCTCTGCTCATAAGTCAATCCTCTTCTAATTAAGTAATGCCTTATCAATAATCTGGAAGTTTGCTCTATGAATATATAACGGTTTTCCATCAATCATCAACTTTGTCATTTTCGGAAGATCGTCCGGAATATCCCAATATACTTTATCTCCAGAATAAGCTACGATAGGCTGTCCGAGCTGCGATTTAATCACTACTACTCTTGATTTACCAAATGCATTTTTATAAGAATTTACGATACCGGCAATAGCTGTATTCTCTGTAAACTGACCAGTACTATTACTGTAAATATCATCCTGTGTAAAGTCCGCTTCTGGTGTCAGTCCATCTCCTTCAAATATACAGGTGTCTCCGCAGCTCTGAATCTCTTTACCATCTACATTGATAGAAATAACCGAAGACAACTCATAATTACGGATAATATCACCATCACTATCATAGGAAGTTGTCTTTACTTTATTTCCTGTAATATTGATTTTGTCGCCAGTTGTGGTCATAACCAATTTTCCATAGTTATCATATGTATGAATTGCATATCCATTACCGACAAGATCTCCTCTGATGTCACTGATAGCTGAATCAATAGCTGCACATCCAGCCAACGTCACCACTAACATTACACATAAAAATGCTGTAATAATTTTCTGAATTTTGTTTTTCATCACGCTTCTCCTTTACTTCCACACACGTCCTGTTTTCTTTGATTTAATAACGATTCGTCCTTCAATATGAAATCCGGATAACTCGCATATATTAAAGATAGTATCTAACAGTTTCTGAAACTTTGCTGATTCATCTTCTACATGCTTCATTGCCAAATATGCAGTCGGATCCATATAACCCTCGCCATTTCTTTTTAAGTCTTTATCGTTCACTCTCCTGTGGCTCCTCTGTCTGTTTTATTTCTATATTATTATTTGCTTTCCCTTCACATTTAAAAGCTGCAGTTCTTTCAATACATGTACAGATTCGGTCTACCAGCGAATGAATACAAAGATACACTATAATAATCAGTACGATAAAAGATACAAAACTAATATTATTCATTATATAAAAAGCCCTCCTATTTCTATCAAAGTATCGATTACAAATTTGCAGAAATAATATACACAAGTGACTACCGCTGCGATAGCAACTGGTACTACCCATAAAATAACAAGGGCTATGCCACATAACAGATATATTATTCCGCTGATGATCGTTACAACAAAATCAAATATCATTTCTGTCTTCTCCCTACACGCTCAAAATCCAGCAAGTAAGAAACTTTTACATGTAGTACCTGTGACAACTGTAAAATCCTTGTTGCAGATGGTATATATTTGCAATGCAGATAAGCACTTATCGTAGCTGGGTTAATGTCCAGCGCATCAGCCAGATCTCGTCGTGACATGCCACGGTACTTCATTAAATCGAATAAGCGATACGCGAATTCCTTACTCCATTCTCGCTTTGACATGATTTACTTTTCATCTCCTTTATAGTTTGGATTCTTTTCAAAGTTAACCGGTTTGTGTGAATGATAATTCATCGAATGCTTCAAACATTCATCACACGGGGGTTCACTTTCTCCCAGATTCTTATAATTGCACTGTTTACAATACTGATCGAAATATACTTCTTTATAAGAATATTCCATCTTACAGTCACCTCCATCCTTAGTCATAAAAAAAGAAAGCTCAAGAATTACTCAAGCTTTCGTCAATATTTTATTTCATATATTTGTTTACTGTTTTTTTTATTACATATTTTTTAAATTTAGTTGCTATATCTTCTGCAATACGTTCTGTAGAAAATCCATTAAGAACCATTTGCGAAAAGTTTGGTATTGATAAATCCCATGTAAGATTCTCAAATGAATCAATTCTCACATATAATTTATCGTCACTAACCGTCACATAAATTTTTCCAACAATTTTCTCTTTCAGTTTTGCATGTAAATTCATAGCAATTAAATATTCATAATCTGCCATAATAAACAGCCTCCTTTTATTATTTTTCATAAAAGGTTCTGTTTATTACGCGAATTTACTCATTATGTGTATGAAAATTAAAATCTACGTATACAGCAATAGCCCATACTTCATCTGCTGTTGCGTGTATTTCTTTTAAATTTGGATCACTTTCTTTCCATTCCTCATACCCCGTCCCAGATTTAATAGCTATCAGAGCATTTTCTAAAGCGTGTTCTATACAAGTCATTTTTATTATACCACCTCATCTTCCGAATCATGACATTCATTATACTATATATTGTGTTAATGTGTCAAAAATAAAAGAGCCCATCAATTAAGACAGGCTCTTAAACACACTGTTATCCGATTTTCGGTGTGACCAATTTATCATAAATATCGATGGCTTCTTTTCCTTTAAAAGCGTTAACGATATCTACGGATTGGTTCGGATGTTTTCGTCCAACCAACAGTACACTTTCATCAGCGTTTGATCCAAAATCGATGCTGACTAACAGAGTGTCTGGTAACTTCTTTAAATTCACGTGTTATCACCTCCTATAATGTATGTCTGAAAAATGATTCAACGGGTACATTCAGCACCGTAGATAATGCAGCTAAATGATTTGCATTAGGTACTCTTTTGCCGTTCTCCCAGTCACATAAAGCATCTCTCTTTACTCCTACTCTTACTGCTACATCTTTTTGATACATGCCTGTATTTTCTCTGGCTTTTCTAATCAAATTATAATCAAATTTAAGCATAAAAATATCCTTTCATCTAATATACTATAAGTTTCTTCTTTTCTCTGTCCCAAACATATACATTATCACTAAGTATATCTTTAGGTTCCAATTCTGTCCGATTCACTGTATATACCATCTGTTTTACATCACTTATCGATATACTCAGCTGATTTTTCTTAATAAACAATAGTTCATGTTTACTACTTGGAATAATTATCAAATCAGAGTCATAAACGTCAGCTATTTTACCTATGACATCAGGCATACATAAATAAAACGCCCCGAATATCATACTTGCATTCGTAATTATATAAAGTAACACATCATCATCGTTAAAACCTGTATCAATCGATACCATGCTGCTCATCATATCAATTATATTTTTTACTACAGGTGTACCTATATTTTTACAAGCATGATAATAGAGATATTCTTCTGTACAACCTAAATACTTAGCAACCTTATTATCAATAAGTAACCGCATGACTGTATCTTCTTTTTCTACCTGTAACCAATACTGAACTACCAAATTGCTTGAATATCGGTGCGGAATATTATCAAGCATGTCAGCAGTTACGGCTTCAGGATGATTAAGAGATCCTACAATATTTTCAGGAGCGTTGTTAATAAATTCTTGAATATCAATCCTGTTCGTCATAGATTTGTTCTCCTTTCTTAGAGATACCTCATATAACAAGCGTACACAGTTTGTTGAAAATCGCATTGTTCTAATAGCTGTGAAAACTCTGTATCCGTCATACACTTTATTTTAAATGTAAGTTTCAATAGGAACATGTATATATCCCTAAACATGCTTAGTTCTCCTTTCTCGCATTATCTACAGTAATTCTGTATACTCTTTAATTAAATCATCAGAGCACCATTCTGGTTTGTCTCGATCTGCTAAATTATTCCATATACTTTTTATCAAGAATAACTGTTTCTCAACGGTACCAGTTGATAACATATCTGGATTGCGTCCGTACCGTATATATAATCCGCATTCCTGAATCAGAGAATCTAAAATATTGCATTGAATTTCTGTAGATAAATTTAAAATATTAACCACGATCTCTTTCTAAATATAATAGATAGTCCATTCTGTAGTGACCTCCGTATGCACTTACAGAATATATAGACTCGTCCATAATGAAAGCTGGTAAATCACTTTGAAGGTATCCTCTGTCATAATCACATTCCGGATCACCAACTACAGATTCACCGTCAAAAATACCGATAAATCCACAGTCTTTTGAATGATTTATAAGCACTTCATGAATAAAATCCCTAACTGTATATTCTTTGTCCAGAGTTACTGAATACGGCGCTTTTTGTTCTTCTTCAGGACCGAGCTGTTCTAAAGTAAACATGTTATAAGCCCCACTTTCCAATAGGTTCTCCAGAAGTTCCTGCTGATTCGCTGCTATCCGTAGCTTTAAAGTATGCTCCTTCTTTCTGAGGATACATAAATTCAAACATCAGGTAATTCGCAGCATCTAACAAATATTCAGTGTTTCCGGTCTCCTTGTATTTCTCTATACATAGATCGTGACTTTTAATAGTATCAACCAGCTTATCTCCAAAATTGATTTTTGCTGGTCCGTACTTGTGAAAACTGACTTCTACTCTATTTTTTCTAAGAGTATCAAATCTGTCCGAATACTCTTTTTTCATATTTGGCTGCATTGGTATACACCGTCCTTTCTAAAATTAAAATAGAATCTCAGTACATTCCGCACCAAGATTCCGGTTCTTTTTTATTACTTTTTCTATGTCTTTATTAAATTCTGTGCCACATAAGCATAATGACAATGTCTCATACTTTGAAGTAACGACACCTACTGATCGCACATGCTTTAATTGAACACAAGCCTTTTTTCGATTAAACACCGGTACAATAATCTCATAATCATCTGGCAAGTTACTAATGATATCACGAAGATCCTTTACAGTAAGATTTTTAATATCTGGTTCTGGCTGTATTTTGGAGAATTTTTTGGTTAGTTCAATCTCTACAGTTTTATTAAAACTATATATTGATTCAACTTCTTCATCGTACCATTGTTCAATAAAATTCACTGCGAATTTATTGATATCATCGTTACTGGCACTGATATCACCGTTCATGACCATATCTTTAGCTTTAGTTACGATGCTTACGAGTAATTTATCTCGCAGTTTTCTGCTGTTATTCATAAGGACACCTCCGTATTTTCTGTGTATACAATAAATATAAAATGAAAAGACCCAGTTAAGTTATTTCAACTAGGTCTGTCTCATTTCTACTTATGGTTACTAATAGCTACTTTACAAATGTCCGTAACCATAGCTCCTAAAGTTACAATCAAGGCTGCTCCTACCCAGCCAGGAATGTTAATACTTTTGTCACCTTTCTTTACCTCTACGTTCATAATAGTTCTCCTTTCTACTAACCATAAATTTCTTTCATAACAGTCTTTGAAAATGACGCGAATAATAAGAGCCTCAGTTATTTTTATCCGAGACTCCTATTTGTCTTATGCATGAAAGCCTATATCAACTTTGTTATTTGGCTCATTTTTGATATCTGTTTTTATTGTTTTTTCATATTTAAGTCCGGCAGCTTCACATGCATTTTGAGCGTATTTGTTACCACGTGATGCCATAGTCTTAAGAATATCTTTGGTTATACATTCGTATACAAAGGTTACATCGTCAGCTACGTACTTACCCATAGCAAGTCCAAACCCAATTGCAAATGCTGCCTTTCTTAAATTTTTGGTGTCAATGATTACAGCCTTCATATTATGTACCTCCTAAATTAAATATATTTTCATGTACTCATAAAGGAGTAAGATTATATCGCGTATTTACATTCCAAGCTTCTGTTTTACCTGTTCTCTGTATTCTTCTGGTACTTCTTCAATAGTGATTACACCGAGTCTTACCTGAATACTTAAAAACCTTATTGTCCCATTTCTACTCATATTCTACACCTACCAATTCCAGCACTGTTGCTTCTACTGCTTCTAATCGTTCCTGGATACTTACCGGTTCTGGTACTTTATATTCCAAATATTTTTCTGGTTCTTTTGCCACCATTTCTTCAGTAATATTTTTCTGATCAGCTCTGAACTCATTACATTTACATATATAATTTGTATTACCTTCCTCATCGATTTCTTCGTGATCAAAAATTCTAATAAAGATATCAGCCATTCCATTATTAAGCGGAAAGTAACTGTAACTGGTCGGTTTCTCTATAAAAGTTGCACTTATCATGGTATCCTACCTCTTTCTTACATTTATATATTGTTTTATTGATTTTAAATTTGTGCACGAAATTATATAAGTTGCTATGCTTAACCCATCCATAAAAGGACAAAGCTCTTCTTGATATATGCAAAGAAAATCGAGTACTCCTATTTTTTAATCGTAAGAATAACCTGGACAACTTTTTGAATATTTTTGGTCTTATAAGCGTATTCTTTATACTCATGTAATAACCCATCATATCTATTCTACTGGTCCTGGCATTCCCAATTTCTGAGTTTGGTTTTACTACTAATTCAAGTTTATTAGCAATGTACCAATTAAAATCACGTATAGCTCGCTTTAATAATTTCATACTACTGCTGAAAATAATTATGTCGTCCATATAGAACAGAACATGCTTTACATGATTGATTCTTATCTGTTTACGATTTTTCTTTATTCGTACAGAATAAGATTGCTCAGTTATATAGTGATAAGCATACGATAAATAATAATTAGCCAAAAACTGTGATAAGTACGAACCAATACACAGACCGCCCTTATATGTATCAATTAAAAAGAATGCCACATATAAAATATCGTTGTCTTTAATATCTCTACGTAGCATTCTTTTTAAAATTCGTTTATTTACACTAGGATAATATTTTTTAATGTCGCATTTATAGTAACATTTCGTGTTCTTTTTATCGTTCCTTATCCATCGTTCTATAGCTTTTTTACCGAATACTTGCCCTCTATGTTTTATTGATGCTGCCTGATAAAATCCAATCTTTGCCATAAGCATTTTTTTACAAGCATTAACAACTAAATAATCGTATATTTGCTGCTTTATCGATGAAATTCCGATCTCTCTCATTTTATCAGATGCAATATCATATCTGTATTGATACTCTATTGGTCGTAATATAATTTTACGATTTTCTATTTCTGTATAAATAGCTACTGCGGCTTTAGTAATAGTTTCATATAATAAATATCTGGTTGATTTATAATAAGCTATCTTTTTACATCGCCTAGCTACTGAGTGTATATCCTCATCGTCTTTCATCATATATTCAGCTAAAAAGTAAGACACATCTCTTCGTCGCCATTTATTTTTCAAGCAATCATAAATGGCATCTTCGACTTTGCCTACTGTCAACACATAATCTTTTAAATATCTTTTCATAAATATTTCGTATTTCTGTTGTGTACCAGCTTTCGATTCGTTAAAGACCTACTAACCGGCTGTGTTGTTACAATATTAAAGAGTGAATTATTCACTGTCCTGCTTAGGTACGAAATACACTCATAAAGTTTTTGTCAGAAATTAGCGCGAAAGAATATTCCACCTGGTGCCCCTCAAGTCGTTATTCGCATTGAGGCAGGAAAGACCATCTTGAGAATCATTCCTGAGATTACCAAAGAACTGGAACAATTCGCCGAGTGTAAGACCTTAATATTTTAGTTACTTAGTTGCAAAAAAAATCACCTAGGGGTTTTACCCCTCTTGTTACGCTGCGCTTCTCAATTCACCCCCAACACAATTTATAGAAACGCGCGAAAGAATATCCCACCCGGGGCCCCCCAAGCCGTGACCCGCAGTGAGGCAGGAAAGGCCACCCTGAGAATCATTCCCGAGATCACCAAAGAACCGGAACTCTCTCTGTACGCTCGAAGCGTTATCAATATACAAACCGTCTGCAAACCCAACATTAGACCCGGAATTTGTGCCTCCTGCATTTGAAGGTGTAACAGATCCGTTTATAAGATCAATAAACATAGCTGTGACGAAATTCCAGTTGGCAAGTTTAGCAGCTTTTATTGGTGTATCAAGCTTAGAATAAGTTTCTTTTATTTTTGTGATATTGTCTGTGAGTTTAGAAGCGTCATTTGTAATATATACCTCTCTCGTTCCAGCACTATCAACAATATCCATAATGGCGTTGCATCCTACTTCATGTCCGCCAACCATCATTTCAATACCCTGTAAAACAATCGGGAATTTACCATTAGTAAGCTCGCCTGTAGTATTACATGGACAACCAGTACGTCCAAGAACTTCATCAGAGAAACCACTTCTCCAATGGAATGAAGAAATCCAAGTAGTAAGTGTAGAAGTAAATGTAGCGTCTACAATGATAGCCGTATTATTGTCGTCAATATTTTCTTTACCAATAATTCGTACATCTTCTGCTAAGTTATGCACCGCCCATGCTGATCGATCTGAAGCTTTAGTATCATTATTATCACCAATAGACACATACGCACCTACAGGATAATTTGCAGCCTGAGATTTTGTAACAATAATACGATTTGTGTTTTCTTCAGCTACTAAATTTATATTCTGTACATTGAAGTTACTGCATCCAGACATCACTGACTGTGTATTGAGCGTAGCAAACATCAAATAGAACGTAGTCAGAATATATTTGTAATCAGCTAAGATACCTCCTGTATAATATTTACCTTTTTTCTTAAATTCAGTAATACATCCAGTATATGAAAGTCCTACTGACTTTCCTGCAGGAGCTCCGATGATATAACGTGCCGGAATAAGACCCTTTGACGAATATACAATACCATCAATAGAACCTACGACATATTTTCCATATAATGCATACCCCTGATCTTCTCCGGATTTAGTTCTGCATTCAGCTGCAAGAGTATATCCTTCTCTTGGTAAATCTGTACGAGAATAATACCAGTATCCGTCCTTAATCCAGGTTTTCTCATAATATGACATACCAAGTACAAACACATCGTTTTTACCAGTATCTTTGAAGCTATTCTGCCCTTTGATAGCATCAATAACTCGTTCGCAATCATTTGTAACATGCGCATTACAATCGTACGTTCTAAATAAAGGAATATTGTCATAATCGTTCTGCCTATTTTCCAGTGCCGTTGATGGTAAACATACAATTCCGGTGTTCGAATCTAATTTCTCGCCAATTGATGTATTAGATGTATCCCAAAGAGGAAATTTAACAGTATATACCTTACCTGTACGTAATAAATTAAATAAAGCAATAATAGACGCCGGATCACCTTTTGGACCTTGAATTCCTGGTTCTCCTTTCTCACCCGGATCACCTTTGTCGCCCTTGTCTCCTTTATCACCCGGATCACCTTTGTCGCCCTTGTCTCCTTTATCACCTTTTTCTCCCTGAGTATTCTTTTTAAATACCCATCTGTATTCTGGTTCTGAACTTGCCGAAGTTCCATACGCCAGTACGCATTCATATCTTAAATTTGTATCAAGATCTTCGTATATATCACCAATATTCCCAGGTGTATGCTTTGTTGGTATTCCATGTCCTTTAAATATAGCCATTATTTATTTTGTCTCCTTTTGTGTGTAATTATTAAATTATTTTTTTGTATTTTTTAATTGGAATATCTTTATCTGGAGCTGCAATCCCTTTGTTCTGTGTCTGCTGTTCATTTAGCACTTTTGCTTTCGATGCTGTAGTGTCAACTGCCGGTACAGATTCTGTCTTTACATCTGGTTCGCTAATCGCTTCAGATCCTACGGGATTCTGCCATTCCAATTTCTCCCACTGACAAATCTGTTTATTAGTTACGCTATCCTTGTAAGTAAATACACATTTGTAACGCCCCTTACCGCTTTTATCGATATAAATATCACCGATTCCTGCCTGAATTTCGTTACCTGGTTCTCCGTTACCTGTTAAATGTGCCATGTCTTTTTCCTCCTGTATTTATTATTCTTCTGGATACTCTTCTTCTGCAAGTCTTTCAGCAAATCGATCAACTTCCTGTGTTACCCAAAGTGCCTGTACATACGCTGCTCTAAACGGACCCTGTACCTCCCCATCATAAGGACGAATGTCTAAATCGACGGAAGTAATATCAATATTGTCAAGCATACCGATGGTTTCTGGAGTCAACGGTACTGTGTGCTTACCTGATTTTAAGTATACTTTAGGACCACGATCATTGAATTTAAGTTTCACCGGAAGATAAATGAACGGATCATCTCCTTCTTCTCTAGGCGCTTTAATCTTTACATTCCAACCGACGCCATACCTGTTAGTGTCTTTCATAAGAGCATCCGCCATTTCTTCAGCTGTAACAGTACGTCTGCTGTTTCCGTCATCGAGAGTTCCACCGGCAATAATCATAGCAAAGTTACGATCTCCTTCACGATTATACTTATCCCCAAGTCCTTTGAAATTTTTGAAGATAATTCTTGCGTCATTGATTTCCAGTACGTTTTTTGGTGCAAATGTGATTTCCATAATTTTAAATCTCCTTCGTTTTAATTTTTTTGTTTGGAATAAAACATTGTTAAAAAGTTACAAATAAAAAGAAGAGCCTAAACCATAAGATCTAAGCTCTTTCTCTCTCATAAAAGGGTGTGATTTCGTCGCGTATTACATAAGCATTGATTTTGCTATCGCTCTGATTATTTCTTTTTGACGATCGTTTAAGTCATGATACAGCGTGAATCCGGTTGCACCATTGTAGTCATCGCCAAATTGTGTATAATACATACTCTTTTTCCATAATTCTGGATATTCAGTTTTTAATTTAGTCAGCACTTTAGCCTGTTCATCATAATATTTATCGGAGATTACATTATTATTCATCTCATAATAAATATACGAATGCACTATAATAAAGCGCTGCAAGAAATCAATATATTCCTGAGTTGTTAATTCAGCCTTTGTTTTCATATATTAACACTCTCTATGCAAATGGAAGCGGATCTTCATCGAATGGAACTTCTTCATCAGCATCAATCGGAATATTCATAAAATCTTCCGGATTAATATATGTAGGCGGATTTACAGGAATATATGGATCATCAGACATAAACCATTCAGAGTCACCATATTTATTGATTGTATCCACAGCATCGTCAACTAATTTAGTGAAATATGAAATGTCGATAGATTCCTCGCTTACATCTCGTACCATTTCTGACTCAAGCCACCGGTACCCAATAGTTCCAGACGCTGCAGCTCTTTTTTCACCGTCAATACGATAAAGTAATCCACCACCATGTCCAGGCTTAATAGGACAGAACTGACCAACTCTTCCAATAAAGTGATAGTCATGCCCCTCATCAATCTTCGGTTTCAATTCTGCATAAGTTGATTCAAATATGGTATCAGACACAAGTCCCTTTTTATACTTATCTTCTATCTTATTAAGATCTTTTTCATATTTAGTTACATCTGGCAATGTCTCATTAACATCCAAATATAATGCTCCTGCAGTTGCTGCAAATGTTTCACAAAGATCGTCAAAGACAATATCATCTTTACTGAACAGAGTCTTGAATACATATGGCACTGCAAACTGATCTCCTGTAGCTGTCCACCAAATTTCTTTTCCAGTAGCCTTGTCGATTTCCGGTTCTTTAAACTTAGCAATATAGACAGCCTTATTTACCAGACAGAACTTCTCGAATTCAGCTTCTGTTTCAAAGCTATAGCCATATTCCTTACCGAAATCACATACAAACTTCTGAATCTCTGGTGTCGCATCTGGTATTTTAATTGAATCTGTCTTTATATGAGCCACAGTAAAGCCTCTACGCTGCACTTCCCGCTTCAGAAGTGTCATAAATAATGCACCACGTTTAGCTACAATATTATCTTTATTACGATCGTCTCTGAATGCACACGGATAAGTAGCTTTCGTCTGACCGTATACTGCATTTACAACAGTTTTTAAAGCATTCGCCAACATCTTCGCAGTAAGTTCGCCGTCAATAACTTTCTGAATATACGGTTTCAACTTACCGTCAAACAAATCGTCAATATCGTCCCATGCCTGATGCTTGATAGATACACGTCCCTTTACGATGTTCTCAAACTGCTTCGTATACTCCGGTCCAAACAAAACCTCAGCAAGAATTGATGATGGATGCTGCCCGGTAACATCTCCGTCCCAAATACCACCGTAAATACCCGGTTCAGAATATACACGACCGCCCTCGCCGATTTCTTCACCAAGATATGTAGATTTTCCATTCTTATATTCATACCCAGGAAAGAACGGTAAAATGCTCCATCCTTCAGGTAATACTTCTCCAGGAACATAGCTTCTATATACCGGAAGTCCATCAGCTCTGAACACTCGGAAATTATAAGTATGACCAAACTTTTCAACATATTCTTCATACTGATCGCTTCCTACTGGCTTTGAAAGATCCCGATAATTGAATTTACTCTGAGGATTTCTGTCGTTTCCAAATATAATTCGCTGAGACAAACTATTAGTCGTATCATTAACAGTCATGCCGGTAATTGATGCAAGAATCTCCCTGGCAATCCAGTCTCCTTTTAAATAATGGAACGCAGCTTCTGTTGCAACTACGTCATTTACACAATAGCCAGCAACTTTGTCCCATAACTTAGGATCAACTGGTTCATCCCATGGAAGTCCAAGCTCTTGATGATGATCTCCTGCTTTTATGATAGCAATCTCCTCGTCAGTAAATTTCTTTTTCTTCAAATCATCTACTGACTGCTTATTCATTTCAATCTCAAGCTTCTTTAAACTCTTTTTATTACCGGCAGATGCAAAATCATAAATATCGGTATACGACAGGTTGAATGCTTCACTGAATTTCGCTTTACGACTGATAGCTTTATCCTTGTTAATAAGTCTCTTTGACAAATTATACAATTGCTCATTATCGTATCCCATCAAGCACGCGTAAATCATATGATTATCATAAGCCCTGTTATTGAAACCAACTAATTTGAATTTAATAAGAGATTCAATATCTTCAGGTCTTGGATTAATCAATCTAACAACCGGTTTACCGATACCTGCAATCTTATAGCATACAAGAAACAGATTTGGAAATACTTCAATATCGTAAAATACAAGCTCATCCGATTCACTGTCAGACATAGTTATGCTTGTGTCTTCTGATTTAAATTTCATTTCGTTAACTATTTTCAAGCATGTTTCTGCCTGATTAGAGCTACTTGCCGCTAACATATATACAGCATTTTGCATATCAGTTACGTCATATCCGAGTCCACTATCGTATGCCTCTTGTAAAGTTTTATAGATCATGTCAATACTTGGTTTAGTATTTACCATAATTTCTTTATTTAAATGCTTCTTAATAACCGCTCGGAGCATTTTTTCATTTTTTATACCGTCAAAATTGACCATTTTTTCCTTCCCCTTCTTCAAAGGTAATCCCGAACTGAGTATAGTTATTGCAAGTGATGTACATTTGATAAGTTTTCGTCTTAAAGAACTCTTACCAGTAAATACTTTTACTTCTATGTCTTCATCATAAATACGACTTAACTCGTTCGGATCACCATTGTAAATATAATGCAGATGAAGCCCCTTCCCACTTTTACTTACTTCTGCATATGTCGGTGGAAACTTATTTGCAGCCTCCAAATTTCGCTCTAATGATTTCTCACCGTTTTCGTCTTTAAGATCAAAATCAATTACGATATGATTCTCTGGAACTTTTACATAGTGAAGTTTTGATGTATCAAGATCAGATAGTTTTTTCGTAACTTCATTCCATGCTTTCATTGGTGTTTCATTTGCTGACGCATACTGAGCCGGACAATCAGCACAAAATTCATCAAACGTAGATAATCGTTCCTGCAGATCAATCCATTTTGAATCTTCCTCAGACTCTACTTTCTGTTTTCTACTGTCGCCCATATCGTTCTCAAAAATATCAGCACGAAAACCACTATAATAACTGGTCAGTTTCGTTCCATCCTCTTGTGTGAATCGATCTTCATAATTCCAGAAATAGTTTTTAAGCTCTTCCTTAAAACGTCTCATAGACATCGGTTTATATATCCGAGCTTCTTCTGCATACTGCTTATACATTTCCCATGCTGCTTTTAAAGTAGTACTGTCATTTTTCCGGAACAAACCATACGAATCGCACACATAGTTATAGAAATCGTTTGAGGCAGACATCATATTTTTCGGAATATAATCGTCATAATATTCTGGATCAGCCTTATAAACTTCTAAACAGTGATATGCAATCGCTCCTAATTCAAATTTGACCTGTTTATTAAGGCGCCTGTATTCACGTACTCCCAGTTTTTTGCCTGTAGGAGTAACATCAATAAGACGCCTTAATAATCCTGACTTACCGTCGGTAATCTGAACCGGTCTATTAGTACCCATAAATAAGAATGCTTCAATCTTATCTTCGTAGATACCCTTAAATTTTTCGTTAATTGGCATTTTTTCATGAGAAACTAATGAGTTCAGAACAGTATTATCTTCAATACGTGACAGATCCCCATCGTGCTGAATTGCAACTAACGGATTAGATTTGAATGTTTCAAGAGCGAAATCATTATTAGATTGACCAAGAGCTTTTGCATTGAATGTACAATAATATCCGTCAAACAACTCTTGTATAATATTTAGAATCGTTGATTTACCAGTACCGGCAGCACCGTACAGAACCATAAATTTTTGTATATGTTTGGAATCACCCGATACAATAGACCCTATAGCCCATTCGATTTTATGCCGCTCTTCTTCAGAATATAATGTTCCAATCAACTTATCGAAAGCTTCATAACTTCCTTTTTCAAGCGGATATGATAACTTTTTACTTGCATAAGTTTCCCGAGTTAATTCAGTATTGGCAAACACAAGTTCAGTATCAAGTGAATGGAAATTATCTCTCATCTGTTTCTGACAATACTTATGAAACTTATCGATTGATCCACTGTCAGCATCCCACATATATTTTATTTGCGTATATCCATTTATTCTGTCACTATGTTCTCGTACATATCGATCAAGTTCAGCATCAATAATATGTACAGCATCGTCTTCATCAGTACTCCATAAATGCCGGCTTTCATCCCAAATAGCATAAAAGTCTTTAGCTCTAATCATCAGGTCCTTAGACTTTTGCATTTTGAATTTTGGAAAGACTTCAGTTCCTTCTTTAGTCGGTTTTGTTGCTATAGTCATGAAGTCTAGCATTCCATCCTACATCCTCCTTCCATTATAAATATAAAAAACAGCTTTTAAATTCTTTATAAATATTTTTCTGAGTCATGGTACGTCCCCTATGTTATTGTATCTAAATACCACAACATGCAAGTCCACGTCTCTACATCACGTAAATCGTATTCGCAATCTCGGATAATAAACAGACTACCATGTCCATCAGGTTCATATTCCCTTTTTAAGAACCTCTCGATAACTCTTCTTACATATGTCTGATTGAACATTCTGTCTGTCATACCACCTAATCCAAGATTGTTTATCATTTTCCAGAACCACTGAACCGTTCGATCTCCTTTTTTAGGATCGTCCATGATTTCTTCGCATCGATACGCCATGGCAAGAATCATTTCCAATACACTACAAGGTCCATCCAATTCATGATTTACTGTGATATGATTTGAATATGCAAACTGCCACCGTAATCCTTCTTCCCCATCTCCAGCTCGATTACTATCATCGTCTAGTAACCAAGTGTAAGGAACTGTATGAAGATACGAAAGAAGTTTACGGTAACTGTTTTCTTTTGCGAAACGCTTTGCTGAGACAGTATTGTACATCCACTCAAAGTACTCTCTCTGTAAGTCGTTACTCATCCATTACGTCTCCATAATATGCCCCGTATTCACGCATGATTTCATAAATAACTTTATCATTTTCATTTACGACATATACTGTGTCGGGATCTTCTTCATACTCACCGAAATGATTTTTAAAGTCACTGCCGATCAGCTCAATTGCATTAGTTACAATTTTATTATCATCATTTGTGATTACACCGTCTGTGTAGTACCATAACGACAGTGACGGATATTCACTTTCCTGAAATTCATCAGGACTGATTACTCTAATAGGATCCATAGATTTACTCTCCTTCTCTTCTTTCTCAGAAGACTCCTGAAAATACTTATTATACTTAATAATATTCTCAGCTTCTTCTTTTTCAGAGTCTTCAGTAGTATTTTCAGTTGTATCCTCCGGCTGGTTCTGCTCATCTTCGCCCCAGTCAAAAGGTTCGTCGTTCATCTCAGCTTCGTGCTTCTTTTTCATATATCTCCAAGTAACTGCTGAACCGATAAAAGCTCCCATAACCAAAAATGCTACATCATTTAAAATATTTCTACTCATAGTCCATTACCTCGTCTTCACTTTCATTGTTATCTTTGATAGTTATTACTGTAACTGCTAATCCTCCAAAGAATAATGCGATTGATATCAATATTCCACCTGTGATATGTCGCCGTTTGTTGCTTCGTAAAATATCATCCAAAATGCTAAAGTTTTCTTCCCACTTTTCCATATGCAGATACCCTTTCAATAAAAGCTCCGACTACACGTTTAGCATCGCAACTCCACTTATAAAACATATACCTGCTATTGTTGCAAATAAAACATACAGTCTCTTTTTCATAATTAGTCACCTTCACCTTTCAAATGCGAATTTTACAGCTTATAGCAATTCTTTTTATTGTATTCACCCTATAGAGTTATTCTTAGGCTTTGAACCAGTGAATACAAACCACTGATTACCTATCATATATCCTTCAATTTGGTCCAACTTAATCCACGCTCGTACAGTTGCTACTCCAACTGAAAGACGTACTGCAGCTTCGTCTAATGTCTCAAATCCTAAGATTTTCTCACCGTCATATATGGGTTCATTTTCTAAATTATTTTGTAAAATGTATTGTATATAATCATGCCCGGTCAAGATGAAACCTCCTTTCTCATAGATTCACCGGTGCCGGAAAATCGTACATATCACGATATGGATTACCAGAGTAATATGTACGAAGTCCTGTCATTCAGATCTGATTATAAATTACGCCATCGACATTAAAATCTAATAGAATAGTTTTCTCGTATCCGTTTACGAAATCGCGCTTTTTGGTGTTATACAGATCATAAATACCGAAATCGATGTAATTATCACCGTTTGGATGCTTTTCATCATAAATCCATCCTACTAATTGACCAGCTGCTGTACGCGGAATACCAAGCATATCGTATACTTCATTTAAAAACAGAAATCCTTTATCTTTGAGCATAAAGTTAGCGCATTTCTGCTGATCTAATAAGAATTTAAGATTAAACTCAGGATTCTTTGTCCAGCCAGTACAACCGTCATCGTAGAATTTGGCATATTCACTAACATCGTTCGGATTTACTGTCTGAACCGTCTTGGTTACTTTCTTTTCTTTGCCGGTTTTCTCATTTACAACAGTTTCTTCCACCTCAGCAGATTTGATATTATATTTAAGTTCTTTATCTAATTCTTCACCAAACTTCTCAACAACACGGCTACGATAATCTTTGAAACTCTTATCCATAGACGCGTAAGCAGCTGCAATTGCTACGTTTCTCTTCTGAAGAATATTGTGTCCAGCCAGAATTGCAGTAACAGATACTGTACCGAGAAATACTGCCGGTGCATATAACTTAGCAAGCTGAAGTCCTTTTTTACTATACAGAATAGTCAGATCTTTCTTGTAATCTGTTTCTGTATACTCCTCTGTGTAGCCATTGTCTTCTACATATTTCTTTGTTTTCTCGATGTCACTATTAGATTTTTCCAGAATTGTATCAAGTTTCGTGGTTGCTTTACATGCCATTACAGCACTCGTCACAAGACCAACAACCCCGCCAACTACAAGAAGCTCTGGACTGTGCTTTTTAAGCTTGAAACCTACTTTGTTGACTTTTCTTGCTACATTACTTGGTAATTTAATTTTATTCATTCCTATTTCCTCTCTTATTTTTGTTTTATCTTTTTTACTCCATTTTGAATTTAATCAATCGGCATAGCTTTAGGCATTTTCAGATAATACCCGTCTCTACCACGAATAACTTCCGCAGTTCTGATATTGAACCATCCGTATCTCTGAGCAGTGAACGGTGCGGTAAGACCTGCTAAATCATACATATCAGCAACTGTTACCATTCCGTACGATGCTACAATGTCCGACATCTGTTGCCTTACAAGTTCTGCGTCTGCTCTTGTATCGAATGATATGTCATCGTAATCGAATCGTGATGAACCACTTCTTGCTGGCGGTCTGTCACGATCATCATAATAACTACGATATGACGGACTACTATTAGCCCGACCTGATCTGCCTGACCGGTTCTTATTTCCACCGAATAAAGCTGTAGTCGCTTCGATGATTACATCTGAAATTGCATTTTTAATAGCCGGTATCAACACATCCGAAAATACATACGATTTAACATTGCTAATATCGTCAGCTAAAAATAATCCGCTGAGCTTACGCATTTCATTTGGTTTTGTTTTAGCTTTCCCGCTGATTACTTTCTGCACTTTTTTATTGTTTGCAGATTCAGCAGCTTCTTCTTTACTCCTGTGGGAGTTTGGTTTATATTCAGCCATTACTACCTCCATTTAATTAACCATTTTGATTTTTCCAGGTAAAACAACCGGTGTCCCTGGAAGTCTATTGCTTTGTTTCTTGAACTGATATGATAAATTGCTACGTGCCTTTCTTACAGTTGGAGCCATCGTTTCACCTTTCCAGCGATCAGCCACCAAGTTATCAAAAATCAGCACTGGACCGTCATATACATATCGTTTATACGGTTCATATTCCTGCATAGAGTTCACTCCTCTTGTATACTGTTTCTATCCAAGTCGTGTAGGTTTTGGAATTCTAAGCTCATATCCGTTACGTGTTCGTACAACTGCAAATTTTGATGCATCGAACCATCCGTACAGCGTTGATTGATACTGGTTATACATACTATAAATGTTTTCATCAAGCGTATATTCACGTACCTCAGCCAGTGAAACATACCAACAAATGTCCACAGTATCTTGTATATGTTTCAGCACTTCCTCAGCATCAGTTTTACATGGATAATCCTTACAGTAATACTCATAATCCGAAAATATTGAGTCTACCTTTCTATGAAGCACGTCTCTGACTATGTCTTTCAAATATCCCTTCTTCGTAGCATAAGATAACACCTTAATTCCGCATGTCCCAAAACCTACAGTTACTCCACTAATGAATGTCAATGCATACTTAATTCTTTTTCTCATATTTGCAAAAATCCTTTCATATTTGATAAAACAAAAAAGAGAAACCCGAGATTTTACTCTCAGATCTCCCTTTTAAATAAACGTTTTACTCTTCAGTTGATTCTTTCTCGTCAACTACTTCTGCTTCTGAGTCCACTGTGTTTTCCTCATCCACATCATCGTCTGCTGGTTCTTCAACTTTTACAATCTTATAATGAGTGCGTTTCTTTTTAGGTTTCCCATCTTTCTTATCTTTGTGTTTCTTTACAAGTGCTGCTCCTGCCGCAATTGCAAGTCCAACTCCGCCTAAGACTAATGCTACTGCCTTTCCAGATCCGCTTTCACTTTCAACTGTATCATCAAATCCAGTTTCCATAGGTGTTTCTGTTACCGTAGTTTCCTCTGTTGTTTCCATTACTTCATTAGTTGTTTCGTTCATATCTTTTTCCTCCTAAAGATTTTTATTTATTTTTTCATAACAGTACATGTATTTTTCGCGTGACCGATTTAATACAAATCATCGTACCCGTATTCCGGACGCGATAAGAAATCCATCACAACATATACTTTTCCATCCTTTACAATTGCATCACTGGTCACTACATCAATATACTCTTTATCGATACGCCAACCGATATAGTCAGATGTGCCAGTATGCTCGATGCCAACTTCATCATAAAACTGACTAAGTGATACATACATATCAGATCTCATTTTACGATTTAGTTCATTCGCAGCGGCATCCAATTTATTTTTACTTGATAGAAACGGCTGATTTGACATAGCATCAATAAACCATGTATCTCCATCACCGGCGATTACAACATTTGACTTCTTCTCAATCGCACCTTCTGATGATACTTTATTTACCTTGTCTTCAGCCAGCTTCTGTTTGATCTCAGTTACTTTCTTTTCACCGACAACTTCTGTCACTTTTTCATTCAGTTCGTTGTAAGCTGTTTTTGATAACTCATATGCTGAATATAATGCAGCATGTCGTCGTGCGCTTACTGTATTGGCTCCGATCAAACATCCAACTGATGCTCCGCCCAACAGTAATGCCGGAATATACGGTTTCCAAGCTACTTTCACAGTTTCCACTGGTTTTAACTTATCGATCTGATTCACTGTTGAGTATCCACTATCATAAGCTTCCTGTGACAATTTTCGATTCTGATTATCGATCTCCTCATCAATCAAATCCAGTGCTTTCGGTGTTGCTTTGACTGCCAGTACTACCGTAGTAATCATACCGGCAATTCCGAGTCCAGTTAAGATTTCGGGGCTCTTTTTCTGCACTACTTTTTTCGCCATTTTGAAACATTGCTTTACATTTAATTTGTTCATGATTTGCTCCTTCCTTATGAACATACTTTTGTATATAAATAAAAGAGACCTAATCATATGATTAGATCCCTCTCATTTCCTACTATTCAGAAGATTTCTGCTTCTCTTCCACAATTTCAGCAGCTCTCTGTGCAATTTCTTCTGTTTCATCTTTGCTCATCAGAATATTTACTAAAAAGCTTCCTGCTCCAAGGACCGCTGATGCCACAGTCAAAATTGTTTTCTTGTCTACCTTAATTTTGTTCATTTCTGTTCTCCCTTCTGTTTCTCATAATAGAGTTAGATGTAATCGCGAACAAGAAAAAGAGAATATGTAGGTCCGGTTTGACTCTTAATCTTAATCGCCTACTGTTATTATCGCCAGGGACTTAATGCCCTATATTCTCTCATAATACCCCTTGTAAATTTCGCGAATCTTATAACCGAAAAAGAAGAGCCCGTTAAGACTCTTCCTTTGATTTTCGATTTGATAATACAAATGCTGTTGTAATATAATCGTTATCTAATTCTTCTCCAAGAAGATAATCGTCCATTCGCAATAAACCGTTTTGTTCAAGTTGTTTTGCCGCTTGTGTGGCACTCATAACTTGCGGAAATGCATCTTTGACTATTTTCTCCTGGTTCTTAAAAAATTTAACTGCTTCTACATAGTTCATATAATCACTCCTTTCATTAAAGCCTAAGATTTTATCGCGAATTAGTAGTATTCTTGAACGGCAACTGACGGTTCCGGTACCATCTCAATTGCATAACACTCCAGTCCGTCCTCCATTGTTATCTTATGATGGTTAAAGTCTATCCACATAGTAGATTCATCCTCCATAACCCATCCAACCTGATCGCCATATTCTGTTTTATCAATGCCTAAAAAGTTATAGAACTCATTCAGATATATACTTGCATTCATACAATAGTTTCGATTCAGATGATACTCAGCCTGTAGTACCTGTTCTATAGGAGCGTTGAAATATCTATGACCGAATTCGTCATAAAAGAGAATCGGCTCACTGAAATCTTCTTCGAGAAACTGTGTACAATCGCTAAACATATTAAAAGCATGAATGTACCGTTCTTCCGCATCCTCAGCAGCAATGGCTTTTACAATTTCATTATGCTGCTCCTCACCGTATAGCTCTATAAGTTTACGACGGTACTTCTTATATGATTGATCCAGAAAAGCATAAGCACTCATGATGGATGCCTGCTGTCTCTGGTTCAGGATCTCAGCACTTAATATACAAAATATAGTAGTGACTCCTAAAACAGCAACCGGAACGAATGGCTTATATGCAGTCTTTACGACATCCCATTTTGAAAGTTCGTCATCAGACTCTTTCTTTGCCTTATCGATTAAGTCCAGTGCTTTCGGTGTCGCTTTTACCGCTAATACAGTAGTAGCGATAACACCGATACTGCCCAGGCATGTTAATCCAATCGCTACGTGATTTCTATTAAACTTTATTTTCTTCAATGAAGTCCCTCCTTACATCGGTAAAAATTAAAAGAGCCCCTTAATTAGGACTCCTTTCTCTTTAAATCTACAAGTTCAATTTTTCTCTGACTTTCTCTCTTTGATTCCTTATAATGCAAATTTGTTATGAGTTCTACCTCGTCCATATAAACACTGTGTATCAAGCTAATAAGTTTATCGTAATCTACTTCTTCTCCATTTTTAGCCTTATACACGGTATCTACCATGTTTGTGTACTTCTCACTTGCTGTCTGCATCATTACTTCAAAGCCAACGTTCATCTTAATAATCCTCCTTTAAAATCAACTCTGTATTTCATTAAAGGACCTGTTCATATCGCGAAAAAGAAGAGAAGCCCCGTTTAGGACTCCTCATCAATACGTTCCATAATTCTACTAAATTCGGTTTTATTCATTTTTCCATCTACATCCAAATGAATCTGAACATCGCCGTCAATTACATCAATTTGTACATCATTCAATTGGATATCTATTTTATATCCTAATTGTTTATATATTCTCTTTGATATAATTTTAGCTACAAGCCCTTTCATAAATTTTGTAGACAATTTTATTTTCAATAAATCCATCATAGTATTTTCCTCCTTATGATACTGTTTTCATAAAGGAATGTGTATTTTTCGCGAAGAAAGAAGAGCCCATTATTTAGGCTCATTCTCTTATCTTTTAGAAAGTTCTTCTATCACCTTCTTACTAATTTTTTCGTCAAGCATCTTTTCAGCATTATTTTTAGATAGCAGAGTTAAACCTGCTCCTAGTACTGTTACTGTAAATTTAGCTATTCTGATAATTTGCTGTGATAACATTTTATTTATCTCCTTTCTATTTTCTATAAGAGAACAAGTAATTCTCGCGAATTATATATTCCGACGGTCAAAGCAGGTTTCCCATCGCTCTCTCGGTATAGGTTTCATCTTTAAAGCCCACATTATTTGACGGACTGATACTGTCGGATATAATGAATTGTCTGCCGGTCCTGATCTATCATCGAAAAACTTCTTGAATCCGGTATGCAGGTATATATCATCGACAAGCCATGGATCTATCTCAGTCCAATATGTAGATTTGGTTTCTGAATTATACCGCTGCTGTATCACAACCAGCCCATTATTATCCATTTTGAATAAAGTGCCAGATGAATAAACAGGATGATTGCACTGATATATACTGCCATATGTCGCTTTGTATATTTGAGGTTTCTCATAAAAATACCTCATTGATGAGTCAACTCCTAATAGTGTAGTTTCGTGAAAAAGAAGAGACCTAGATTTCTCTAAGCCTCTTTCAACTTTATGTATTCTTCATTCTACTTCTTTGGAAGTAATCTTTGAATGAATCCTCTGCCCATTATTGTTGTAAAGGTTCCGGTTTCCTCAAATTTGATAGATTTGCATGTACCCCAGACTGTTACACAAAGTCCGCCAATACCTACCACACCTGTCAAAATATTCTTAATAAGTGAATCTGTCTTTTCATGCTTGAGCTGTTGCTCTTTCATAATACGATCGTTTTCTCTACTTTCGTATTTATCCTGATACTCCAAATCAAGCTTGTCAATATCGTTGTACTTATCCAAAAGCTTTGTCAGAGTTTCGGTAGCTGCCTTATGTGCTTCTGATCCGATTGCCATTCCACCAATTTCTTCGAGTTCGTCCTGAATCTCTTTTTCCAATAATTGTTTTGTATTCATGTTAGAATCCTCCTTTTTGTATTTTGTTTGAATACATTTCATAACAGAACGAGTTATTCTCGCGTGAGTACGATTCGTGTTCGTTTCTTCAAATTCTGGTCTGGAAGAATTCTCATATTAACAGTATAAAGATCTTCTTCGTCTGGAACTGGCTCAATTTTGAAATAACCGTAAGCTGCTTTGGTATAAAATCCTACTATACCTATCAGAATTCCTACAACCATCCCGATAACAACACAAATTCCATATGCCATACTTATATACCTCCATTTCATTTTGTTTTATGAAAATCCCACCCCGGGAATTTTTCACAATAGAAAAGTAACATCATAACCAGTAACCTCTATACTGGATGTGCTAACCTAGATTAAAATTTCTAAGCTAGATTAAAAAAATAAAAAAGAGCCTCAGATTTCTCTAAGACTCTAATACTAAGTTGATGATAGCAATCATATTACTTACGGTTCTTTTCAACACATAATATGCTGATTATTGAAATAATGTATATTCCAACTATCGCCACATCACTGCTGATAGCATGTTTATTCTTCATACGATTTCATCTCCTTTCCTATAAAACAACTTGTAAATTTCGCGTGTAAATAAAAAGAAAAGAGACCCCTTTTATCGAGTCTCGATCTTTTTCATAGATGCTTTAACTAATGTATTACCTTCTTTATCAAGATAAGTCATTGTTCCGTCATCTGCTTTCTTTACCTGATTAGAACCATTATTATATACGTTATCCATAGTATTCATAACTCTAATTCTTCTCATTCTTTCTGCACATGTCATCATAATAAGTTCCTCCTAATTTTAGTTAATAATAATTAAAGTTTCTTTCTATAAAACAATATGTAATTTTCGCGTGTAAATAAAAAGAAAAGAGCCGGTTAAGACTCTTCTCGTTCCATATTTAGTTTTATTACATCAATACATAATCCTACAATATCGGCATGATCTTTACATTCTTTTATAAAAATCTTTCTTTGATGCCTCCTGATTGGATTAAAATCTTTCTTTAATTTGATTTTAGTCTTCTCAGCACACTCCAAGAAAAATTTTCTTCTGTCCTCAAGATCTACCAATATTTTGTCATATCCTGTCATAGTTATAATCCTCCTAATATTCTTTCTATAAAACAACTTGTAATTTTCGCGTGTAATCAGAAATAGGACTATACTTTTTACTTCTTCCGTAATACAATAATCTCAAAGGAGGATCGATACATTATGCATAAGTATATTGACATAACAGATGAAGATGAAATTGAAAATGCTTTCTTTAACGAGGAGCCGGCATGTGAATGCGGGTGCTGTATGGAACCAATAGGTGATACAGATACATTCAGATGCCCAGATTGTGGCTATACTGTTGATATTAAGGATTACGCTATAAACGGACCGTTCTCAGACATTTTATCGGTCTATTATGCGGATGACGTACCCGGACCGGGATGCAGGGATTGTGGCAATCCAGCTTATCCTCTTTGTAGAACATCCTGTCCACTTTTTGACGACTAATCTCTTATTTTGTTGAGCAGCCAAAAGAACCGCCGATAAGTTTCATAGTATACATCTTTACAGCAAGGAATATTATATCTAACCCTAATAATGTCATATGATACCCCTTCAGTTACTCCGATTAAAATGTATTGTGCAAGCTCCGGATCGGATTCTTCAGCTGCTCTTTCTATCATATTCATCTTTTCACATAAACTCGCTCTTACGATGCTTATTCGTTCTGTTGGATTTGACATATGATAGTGAGTCCGACATAAATTCAGATTACTGCTGTTACTGGCAAAAAATCCAAGTGAGACATACGACTGTTTCCATATTGGATACTGAAGACAAAAATGCTTTAATTCATAGTACCGGTGTCGTTCTATCCAATATGGATTTTTCTTTGATACTTCAGCTCTTATAGTTGTTCCCATTACGCTCGTTCTCCTTTCCATATGTAACCTGTCTCTGCGTATAACTTAGCCGGTGAAATATAATAATTGATTCGTCCTTTCCGGATATCCATATCTTCTATTTTCGTGATAGTTTCACCTCGTCTTACTGCAGTTCCAATATTCAAGTAACCAGTTATAATACCAGCTCGCACCCAGTTACTGTCCTTACCGTATACTTTGGCTGCAATTTTCACTGGTACTGAGCCTTTTCCAAATTCAAGGTTTTCCATTTTGAATTCATCTCCTTTCATCTGCTATGGTACACATTTAATTAACATCAGTAAAAACAAAGTAAGTGGATAATATTTCCAGACATAACAAAAGAAAAAAGAAGAGTCTCAGTTTTTGAAACCCTTCTTGTCTCTTTCTTTCCATCGTATCATGGTCATCTCACATGGATAATCCTCGTACTCTAAATCATCTAGTGATATCCATCCGTTAAGTACACCGTTAACAATGGCTTTATCGTAATGTATGTGTGGAATTATATGCTCCGGTAATTCTCTATGTACTCTACCACATTTAGTGCATTTTAATCTTCTAATGTATATGTATGTTTTTACTCCTTTCTGTATCTTTATCATTCGCATAACATGGTCATACAATTTCAAAGTACCTCCGCATACAGGGCAAAATAATTCACCCTCATAAACCATACGCAAGTTACCTCCAAATATTGTATTGTACAAAATGTAGGAGTTGACGTGTCCCTACATCTATATGCTATAAAAGGATTGTAACGAATTCAATAGGAAAGGAATGGTAATTATGCTAATCAAATGTCCGGAATGTGAACTGCAGGTAAGTGACAAAGCTGCTTTTTGTCCTCACTGTGGATATGTCATTACAAAGTCTAAGGTGTATTCACCAAAAAGAAACCAAAATAAAAGGAGGCGATTACCTAATGGGTTTGGTAGTATTGTCTTACTTAAAAACAAAAATTTGAGAAAACCGTACCGCGCACTTGTTACAGTACGAAAAACATCAGATGGAAAATTTATAAGAAAGCCATTAAAACCAGACGCATATTTCAAAACATATAATGAAGCGTATGAAGCTTTACTTGACTATAATAGATCACCTTACGATATAGATATAAAATCATTGACTATGCAAGAAGTGTTTGATCGGTGGTTTGATGATTATAGAAAAGGGTTAAAAGGAAGAAACTCTGAACGTACCATTACCGCCGCTTGGGCTTATTGCTCTTCTTTGTACGATATGCCTATTAGCTCAGTAAGAGTACTTCATTTAAAAGATGCAATGGAAAATGGAATATATGTAGATAAGAAGGGTGAAAGTAGAACACCGTCTCCATCTACAAAAGAACGAATCAAATCAATGTTTAATTTGATTTATGATTATGCAGTCGCCAACGAAATAACTGATCGTAACTGTGCTAGAATGTTTAAACTTAGTAAGAATATTATTGAAGATTGTGAAGCACTTAAACGTAGTCATATACCGTATACAGCTGATGAGCAGAAAAAATTATGGGACAGCATAAGAGAAGAAGAATCCTGGTCAGAGATAGTATTGATTCAATGCTATATGGGGTGGCGTCCTCAAGAACTTGGATTAATTGAGCTTGAAAAAGTAGATCTTGAAAACTGGGAAATAACTGGTGGTATGAAGACTAAAGCAGGTACTAACCGAACGGTTCCTATTCATCCTAGAATTAGACCTCTTGTTATTAAATGGTACAATAAGGCACAAGAGTTGAACAGTGAATACTTATTTAATTGTACTGATACGAATACGGCAAGATCTAATTTGAAATTAACATATGATAAGTATAGGCGTAGAATAGAAGCACTTGTTGATGCTTTAGAATTGAATCCAGATCACAGAGCTCACGATGGAAGAAATACTTTTATAACAATGTGTAAAAATGCTGGTGTAGATGAATATGCCATTAAAACAATGGTGGGTCACGAAATATATGACATTACTGAAAAAGTCTATACTAAGCGTGACCCACAATGGTTACATAATGAAATACTGAAAATACAGTAGTTATTTTTTTTTTGATATCTAGTGTATCAGTAGGGTGTATCAGTAATGTATCAGTAGTGTATCAGTTACCTACTTTTACACACTTTTTACTACTATCTACTGCATTCACAAGCCCTTATTTTACGCGGTTTTC